GCGCCTGTGCCTCCTTGGCAGCAGCGGCGTCAATGCCCTCAACCTTCTGCCGCGTTTCCTCCTCAAGCATGGCCATCTTTGTGGCGAACCGCTCCTCAACCAGCTTGCGCTCAACATCGTTCAGTTCGCTGAGGCTGGCAGTGTTGAAGTCGAGTTCCATTTGGGCAGCCTTCGCCCGTGCCTCTGCGATAGCAGTGCTGCGCTCGTCGCCCTGTGCACGCACTGAGAGCACCTCTTGCTCTATCTCAAGCTTGCGGTTCTCAATCATTAGCGCGGCACGGCGCTCGTCGCCAGCTTTGGCGTCCTGCTGCTTATTTGCAGCGCCTTGCAACCGCTGGTCGCGCGCCTGCTGCTCCTTCTTGGCAAGGTCTTCAGCGGCCTTATCAGCGGCACCGAATGTGGCGTCATAGATGGCGCTGCCAAGATCAACGAACGCGCCGACAAACGGGATGGTCTTCAGCCCGTCAAGTATGGCATCAGGCAGCGCCTTATCGCTGCGCAGCACACCTGCCGCAGCTTTGGCCAGCTGTGCTGCAATCATTGGCCCAGCCAGCTGGCCAATGACGCCCTTCGCCTGCTCGGCGAATTTGTCCTTAAAGCTAAAGCTGAAACCCTTGCCAGCTTCGGTGCCTGACTGCTTGGCCTGCTGCTCGGCCTGCTTCAAACCCGTCTCAAGGCTGTTGAGGCGGGCGCCGATGTCAATGTAGATTTCGCCTGCTTGCGTGCTCATGGGTTACCTCACTGGCACATTTGCTCCACATAGGATCGGCATGGATCACTGCCGCCTTGCGTGCGCACCAGCTCGCCCTTCGCAAGCAGCCGCAGCAGCGCGTCAAACTCTGCAACGGGCAAACCCAGCGGGTCAGCGATGTGCAGGTGCTGCGCTATTACGAAAGACTCGTAGAGCCTGTCTCGGGGCCGCTCCTGCGCGCGGAGCGGCTCACCCATTTTGACTGGCTGGCGTCCCACTCGAAACCGATGAGCGCCAGCGCAAGGTTGGTCAGGTCATCAGGCGACATTGATTCCGCAATCTTGTCGCCCTTCGCTGCGTCACCAGCGCATGACTCGCGCACGATTTGCAGCGCGCCCTCAAGCTCGAAACACCAGCGAATCAGCCAGCTGGTCAGTGCACTGTTGCGCCGTGCATCGGCTGCCAGCACCATGATTTCGTCGCTGGGCAGGCCAGCGTGCTTGCCGTCATCAATGGCCTCGCGCGCCTTGCGCTCGCCCATTACGCGCATCATTGTGGCAAGCTGACGCACGCTCAATGGGCGAAGCTGGATTTGCTCGCCATCGTTGCAGCTTACAACCGTGTTTCCAATCGGTGTCATGTAGCCTCCGCGCTCGCTGGCACTACCAGCTTGCGCGTTGCAGAGTAGCGCATGGCGTCAACATCTACCACCTGCGCCCGCCTGCCCAGTGCAAGGCGCACGCGGCTGATTGCCGTTTCCATCGACACCGTTGGTGGCGAAACGCGTTTAACCACCACGCTGCCATCAGCCATGCGGACGCGGACAATCCAGTCCTCGTCGTTCGGCCCAACGATGCCAGTGGCAAGCGCCGCGTTCCAGCCTTGCGCGTTGCTCATGCGAGTGTGGTCGCCCAAACAACGGTCGGCCCGTTGCTGTCGTTCATTTCGTAGTTCACTGTCAATCCGTGGTCGCCGTTCTTGTCGGCGTTAAACGCGAAAGACGAGAACACAACATCAAACTGGAGCAGCGCTGAGCTGGCCAATGAGGTGACCTGTGTGCTCGTTGGGCCATATGCGCTCAGGGTAAGAGTGCCGCCCACCTGCTTGCCCGTGACACTGTTTGATGCCACGGTGCCCCAAGGAGTGCCGCTGTTGCCAACGGTTGGCGTGCCAGCCAAGCTGCCCGTGATATCAATCACGCCCAGCCTGCGGGTCTTGCCCGTGAAGGCGAATCCCGTGGTGTCAGTTGACACATAGGTCACGGACGCCGCCCATACCTTGACATTGAGGTCGAATCCCGATGGAAGGGATACGCTGCCGTCATTACCAACGATCATAACTGCTGCCATGACATGCTCCTTCAGCTTGTGAGGGTGCCCCTCAACTCGTACTCGTCCTCAACGCTCCACGCATCATCGTCCTGCACTGGTGCGCCCTGCTGGCGCAGCTTAATGCTTAGACGGTCATATTCGGTTGGCTGGATCTTGCCGTTGTCCAGCAGTGTGCGCAGGTGACCCTGAGCCGTTTGCAGTAACGCTGTACTATCGGCAGAAGCGTACATCTGAAACAGCACGGAAACCACTACCAGCTTTCCAGCGCTGTGCTGCTCAGCCCGCTCAACCGTTGGCACCACAATGCACAGCGGCAGCTCAGCATCGGCTGGCGCCCTGCTGATATACACACGGGCGTCAAAGTCCTTCATAAACCCATTGGCCACATTGGATGTCAACAGCTTTGTTTCAAGAGCTTTAAGCAGGTCGGCCATCATTTGCCACCTGCCCATGCTTTAACAGCGCGCGCCATAGTCGGCTCAAAGAGGTCGGACACTGCTGCGATGGTTGGCGCTATGTACGGGCGCGCCTTCACGCGGCCCATGCCACGGTCAATCAGCGCGTACTTCAGCCTGCTGCCGTAGCGCATGCCCAGCGTGCTGGTGGTGCTGTAGGGCGTCACGGCAGCATCGCTGCCAATCTGCCAGCTACGGCGCAGGGCGCCTGTGTCCACCGTAGGTGGGTTGCCTGCGGCGCTGGCCCTGTGGTAGCCGCGCTGCCGCAGGTTCTTACCCTCATAGCGTTTCTGAATCTTCTCTACCGCCTCAACCGTCTTCGCCTTGCGCATTGCGCGCCTGTATGCGCTGCGGCGTGCATACAGCCGCCCTGTGCCCGCCTTTGACAACTGGGCACGCATGGCACGGCCAAGCACCAGCAGATACGCGTTGAGGCCACGGGTAACCGCCAGCCGCAGGTTCGGCAGCATCTCAGGGTTGCCCTTCCATTCAACGCTCATGCTACGACTTCCGTGGGGGGAACTTTGGTGGCGTCAACAATGGTGTGGCAGTTCGGATGGCTGGTTGCTAAATCGGGCACCCGCACGCCATTGACCCTGTACATGACGCAGGTTGAGCCCGTAGGTGGGACGGCAATCACATCGTCCGCACGCACATCAACCGAACCTACAAAGTAGATCACTGTGCTGCTGCGCATGTTGTCGCGCCCTTGCGCAACCTGCGCGCTGCTGCCTCTTTCCTGCACGAAGCACACCACAGTCAACGAAGTGGTGAAAGTCTTGTCCGTGGTGCCACTGCTGCTGCGTGCATAGGTGCACCGCCGCACGGCTGCGCTGACGCCCATGCGTGACACCATTGCCGCAACGCTCATCGATACCTCTTGTACGGCGCCAGCATTTGCATGGCCTCGCTCTCGCTCGCAGCGCCACCCTGCAGCGTGTAGCTGTAGTCACCTAGCGACTCGCTAGACAGCGTTGTGTCGCGCTGCCTGCTGTAGTACACACCAGCGGCAAGGCTTCTGCACGCCGCCTCAATTGCGTAGGGCACCGTAGCCCAGCCGCCGTCATAGTCAATCACCAGCGATAGGTCGCCGTAGGGCCATGACCCGCCCTCCTCGCTGGCAACGAGGTAGATGATTCCGCGCTCGTTATCCACGCGGGTGTCAAGCTGCCCGTTGTCCGCATAAGTCATCGTGAGCGAGGCGTTGGTCAAGTCGCGGCCAGCAAACCTGTGCAGGTATTGCGCCTTGCAATTGCGGCCAAGCGTTGCGCTGAATCCTGTGGTGTTATTAATTTGCGTGACTAGCGCACTGCTAGTCTTGTAGGTGGTGAACAGCAGTCCGCTGATGGTTTCTGTGCCATCTGCCTGCACCCGTGTGAGCGTTAACTTGCCATCGGTCAGCGTTACGCTGTTGACGATGTCGGTGGCAACCGTGCGATCAACCGTCATTGCGCTCATGCGCCCGCTGCCAATGTAGTGGACATGGCCGACAGGTGGATGCTTAACCACCACATGACCTGTGCCGCCGCTGGTTGTCCACTCAATCACGCGGCGCTCAACCACATAGTGGCCAATGAACTGCTCAATGTTGTGAGTGGCCACATTGATGGCCTGCTCTAGCTGCGTGTCAAAGGTTGACACGGTGATGCCGAGTGTGGCCTTAAGGTCGGCCAGCGTGATGATGGCATATGTGTCAAGAGCCATTGGTGCCTCTGCGGCTCTTTATCGTCTTTCCGTTGTCTTGGGTTGCGGGCAACGGATCGGCAGCCTGTGGCGCCAGCACACGCAGCACGCCCATTCGCTCGAAATGCCGCGCACGCTCTAGCTGCAGCACCAGCGTGGCGCCAACGCGGTGGCCGCTCCACGGCTTTACCACCAGCACTGCCGCCGTTGCTTCGTTGGTCACATTTGCCACATGCGCCTCCCAGACTTCTTGTAGTCCTTGACATACTGGTGCTCGGGCTGCAGCTGCTCATTCGGCCATGTCACTACCACCTGCATGTGACCTACCACGACCTGCGGCGTGACGCTTACCTTTAACCCGCTGGCGCGCGCCTTATGCCAGAAGTAAATGTCATCATCGGTTCTGCCATCTCCCCAGCTGCCGTCCTCGGCTGGCACACCTAGCAACAGCGGGCGAGGTATACGCGCGAGGGCGTCAAGTCGGAACAACGATAGGCCGAAATGCGCAGTCAAGCACGGCCAGTGCTGAGCGCGCAGCGCGCTGGTGCTCATCTGCGTGAGCGGTTTGCCCTCGCCATCGTCAAGCATGGTCAGGATGTCACTACGGTCGCGCGCCTGCTGTAGCGCAGCCAACCCGTCAAGGTTGTTTGCCACAAGCACATGGCGCAGCACCGCCACATCGTGCGCAGTGAAGACGGTGTCGTAGTCAACGGTGAGCACATACTTGAATCGCCCATCCTTGATGGCGTCATCAATGGCGCGCTGCAGGCACTGCCCCCAAAAAACACCAGTGCTCACAATCATTGGCATGCGCAGCTTGAAGCAGGCTTCATTTACGCAATCAAAGTTCTGCGTCCACGCAAGTCGGGGCATGCTCATCAGCACGCATGTGTCGCTCATTGGTTGCAATGGCAGCCGCACCACGCCCGCCTTGACGGCACGCAGGTTCAAGGTGAACGGGCTGCGCGCGCAGTGCCCCTCAATGTTGGTAGTCCATTCACCAACCACATCAAACCCAGCAGCGCCCAGCGACTCGACTAGTTTCTGACGGTTGAAGATAGCGTGATGCGCATCGTGCTCGTCAGTGTGGCCGCCCATCAGCACGGCCTCCACCATGTCACTCGGCCCGTTGACATAGGCCGAAACCAGCTTGTCAAAGTCAGGCACCGCAATCTGCAGCTCGCCACCCATCCGCAATGCGCGCGCCCATTCGCGCAGTACCTTCAGGGTGTGTACGAAGCTGATGTGCTCTAGCACATGGCTGGCACGAATGGCGTCAAGCTGGCCATCGGCAATGCCGTCAAGCAGCTCAGCGCGGCGCCCGTCTTTAATATCCCACGGCTCCCAACCCTGCTCAAGGGTAGAACCGCAGCCGATGTCGATTTGC